TGTATGATTCAGCCATTGGCTGACCTTTGTGATCTAATATCTGAACATTTTTCATTAGAATCGAAACCCAGCTGGCGCACGGCGTCTTCCAACACCATTAACTTTGGCTTCTAACTCACTGATGTATGCAGTAAGTTCATAAAGGTTAGCACTGGTGTATTCTACAGACAGACCATCTTTATTGATTTTTACAACTCTGGTTCCTGTCAATAACTTGTGTCTGGCTTGTTGTGCCTCTTCAAGTTGTCGCGCTTCATTAGCTGCCATTTAATAATTTTCCTAAGTCTGCCATGCTACTTGAATCGCTAGTTACATTAGCGGTTTCAGCAACGTTAACGGGAATTGCGGCCAGTGAATCAAGATCAAGCGCGAAGTATTGTTGCGCGACTCGCAAAGCGGCCAAATTGTAAACTTCACAATCTAGCTTTTCGTTTCGGGCACCGTCTGGACAATGCCACTTGTAACTTTTCTGCCCATTCACAAAGAAAGGCTTTTTGTATTCAACCAGCATCTGCTGGAAGAACGAAAGGTTGCACCATTCCTTCATTGGAAAATGTATACAACCTGGCTTACGCTTGCCCGGTTCGTCGGGAACGATACTTAAACGCTCAGAGATAATATCTTTTGCGTTATCGGTTCCCACCATAACCAAGTAAACACCGTGAGTGTTTTTCTTCTTGGGCTTGGTCGCTATTGGTTTCCCATATTGGCTTGCACCCTTACATGGGAATAACCGCATAACACCAAAGCGCTTGGTGAATTTGTAAACCTCATCGGTATAGTGCCCGCCTGAGTCAAAGCAACCGATTGCCCAGTTCATCACTTGGCCGTTAGCTTTTTTGTATTGTTTACGGAGTGGCTTTTCTAGTTGGTCCCAGAAAAGCGGCACCGATGGATCCCCGTGAACCTCGAAAGCATCAATAACATAACTTTCTTCGCCGGCAGTCAAACCCTTAACAACGAATTCAGCCCAATGGTCTTGCATATCACCACCAACGGTAATGAAAACAACATCATCAGGAACTTCAGCGCGATAATCTTCACGCCTAGCAAAAAGGTGTTCAGGCTCAGTTTTAGAGCGCTCTACTTCTTCAAATGCCTCGCCAAGTGTTGTATTGATGAAGGACTTAAGCTTCATCTGGCTACCTTGGGCCTTGTACCATTCGGTAACAATTCTCGACCAAGGAGAAAAGTTTGAGTAAAGCGAATTTATATACCAGGTAACTGATTCTGGTGTGGGTGCAATGCTCTTTGTTTCTGGGAAACCTTCAGCATGATAGAACGTAATGCTATCGTAGGTTGCTAAACCTTCGTTGCTCAGCCAATAACCTTTGTGATCAGCTTCTATAAAATCCGAATATGAAAATGTTTCACTGCAGGCAATGCAACGATACTTCGCGCTTCTGGCCCTTTCCGAACCTTCAAGTTCACTATCCCATTCCAAACCGTATTTGCTGTCTTTGCCACCAAAGATTAACGCTTGGTGTGTATCGCAATGTGGGCAAGGTATGTAACGCTTGAAATACTGCTCTGATTCCTCGGCGGCCTCTGTAATTTGGCACTCGCCTTTTATCGTGGGCGTAGAGCCCCGTATTGATTTGCCGAACGCTGAACCTTCCAAACGCTTATCGCCAAGGAAAGTGGCAGAACCTTCGCCTTCAATATCTCTATCAAATTTTGAAAGTTCATCGTATATCGACAAATCTAGGGATTTTTCACGATAGTTTTTTGCAGCCTTACCACCCATCAAGAACAATTCACGGCGGTTAGTAAACGCCTTATTCTCTATGGTGTTTTGTTTACTCTTTTTATTTAGGTAAGGAAATATTGCGCGCAGCGGCCCAACATCGCGAAGCATAGGATCGATGTGCTTTTTACTAAAGCCATCACGGGCACCATCGTCTGGCTGCCAAACACCTATGTTTCTTTTTTTGTGCTCAATGAAGTAACCAATGGCCGCACAAATCAGTTTGGTATAACCAACCCGCGCCGACTTTAACCAGTTAACCTCTTTAATATCGTCGTTGCACATTGAGTTCAGAATGGCTATCTGACTCGGCGCTGTCTTCCATGGCCCCTCAATATAAGAGGACTCAGGAGACATATAAAAATATTTATCCGCCCATTCAACACCAGTAAGTGGTGGCGAACGGTAAAGAACTCTCGCACCCTCTTGCAGCGCTTTCTTAAACTTTCGCCTCTGCCTGAGTGATAACGTCATCTATTATGTCGTCCAAGTAATCATCAAGATTCGACGCCTCGTTCTGATGCTTGATTGTTTCAGACTTGATAAAGTCGATAATCCTCTGCTCTATTTCAGGGTGGCGTCTTTTGATGTTAGGGGCTAATGAATCCAGGGTTGCACCGACTTGGGATAAAATTCTTGCCAAAACATCTCGCGCAGCTTCTACGGGAATTGCGCGACCTTCCAAAATTTCATTCTTGATTTGCTGAGTGATCCGCTGCTGCTGGGTGAGCATTGCGCGCTCAAGTTCGAGATCGATCTTCTCGCCTGCAGGGTTAACTCGGTTGTTATTTTTCTTAAGTTCGTTTTCAATGCGGTTTTCAACCACATCCTGAACCCTAAAAAACGTTTGGCGTCCAACTTTCTTGTGTGGCTTAACGCCCCATTTGTCAAAGGCTTGCGTAGAAATGCCTAATGACTCAGCCATGTTTTTCTTGTTGAGTAAATGCGAGTCCATGGTTTGTGCTTTTTCAGTGACGATTTAGGCGATAACTAAACAACCTTGAGCGAAAATGAGTCATAAATAGCGCGAAAGCGAGATGCAAATTACCCTCGGTAGGGCACCCCCCCTGGGAAGTACCTTTTTTGCACCAAAGGTGTGCAAATAATGATATTTTCATGCGAATCATCACCTTGCGGTTGCTAAAGCCTTTTTAATCGAGGCTTTCACGTGCATTGAGGCCACTTTCTTAGCGGTTGACTGACCACGCTCGAAGAATTTAAAGCGCTTCTTGTATTTCGCTGGCTTCTTACTTAGGTATGCCAAGGGCTTGTTCTTTGTCTTCATTTGCTGAAGCACTAAGCCATCAGCAACAAATGTCTTACCCTGATTTTGTAGTCTTTTTAATTTGCCACGGGGTAAGTTGCCGTACTTGTTGGCCGCTTTCTTACGCGGTATTACCAATGACTTAGCGCGTCTAGTGCCGCCCTCTATCTGATATTTCAGATATGACGCCTGTACTGGCTTAATAGAAACTGCGGCTGTTTTGGTGCGCTTATTGGCTCTCGTTATTTTGAAAGCCTTTTGAGTAAATGGCGTGGGCTTATCGATATCTGCTTTAAGCTGACGCTCTACACCCACCTTTACATCAGCGGCTATTGCATTGGCAGCAAGAACGGAAGCGAACTCCACTTGTTTCTCAATCTTCTTAAACGCTTTATTGAAAAACTTCTCTATATCATCGGCCATTGCTTCACCAAAACTACCAATGGCCTTAGCCCATCTTTGGGGCTGATGGCTGAGCAGGCCATTAGGATTAATCCTCGTTGTTAACCATTGCCCTCAAAGTTACATCGTGAAGCTCTCGCTTCCTGCGTTCCTCTGCCTGCTGGCGTTTGTCTTCACGCCGTTTGAAATAATAATTCATGGATAATCCTACGGCACTCACCAGTACGCCAAATACTATGCCGAACTCCTGTGAGGCGAGAAATCCCCAAAATGCTGAGATACCGCCCCCAATGTATGTAGCTATAGATGATTTATCGGACATTGATTGATTGTATTCGTGTTGGTAGTGAGTGTTCATGCTGCTGCCCTGTTTGTGGTTTCAACAACATAGTTATTCAAATATTGTTCCATTGGGTATTAGACAAAAGTTCAACTTTTCTTATTGAATGCCAATACGTTGCGCTTTCCGATTTCTCGCAAGCCTGCGTAAGTCGTGGGTAGCGTAAGGAATGCGCCTATTATCGCTAGCTCTGGTGAGTCAGTGACAAATACGTAAGCTATACCAGCAAATAAAGAGGCTGTAGCGTGAAGAGGTCTTACGTACTTAACCGCGCCTTCTGCATTATCGCCATTGCGAATAGTCTGCTGTGTCTCTGAATGGCTACGCTGTTTATCCTGAAGCTCTAGCGCCATGACTGATTCAAGGTGCCGATTCACTTCCGCTTCGCGTGCGGCGGCGATTTCTTCAAGCCTAAGCATTGCGTCATGGTTTTTCTTTAACTCCGCTAACGCTTGGTCGGGGTCTGTCGTTCCCGTTGCCTGGGCAACCATTGAAGCCCCAGCACTGACCGCGCCCACTACATTGCCCGTTAATAGCGAACCAACGAGACTGGCTACGCCTGTTTTGTTTTCTTTTAGAAACCCGCCTACGTCTGACCAATTCATTTAATTACCTCGAAGTGTGGCATATCAACGAATGAACGCCAGTGACCCCCCCAACGTATTTTAACGCCTAACTCTGATGCTGCGGCCAACATCGCCGTGGCTACATGAGTAAGATGATCTTCATCCCATGATGCTGCACCATCGACATAGGCGAAAACGTCTACTGCCTCACCTAGCTGATGTCTGGATAAGCGGTTGTAACCGTCAAGTTGAGATTTTCCCGATGTAAATAACGCGTTTTGCTGTTCTGCAGTTCTGTAACCGCCAGTAAACGGGATGCCAAAATCAACCTTTGTTATTTCTAGCGCTCTCCTTACAACTTTGACCAAGTCAGGATGAACGTCCTTTAATTGCCTGTTGCTGCGGCGGCTTAGTTTAAACATGATTTATTCCGGGCATAAAAAAAGCCCCGACTGGTTAGGTCAGGGCTTTAAGTGAATTAATGCGAGTATGGGGATATATTATGCAAAGCTCGTCAGTAAGTCAACTAGATAATTTTGTACTTTAATAGCGTTGCCCACACCTGCCCGAAAGTGGCATTTTCAAGTTTATTAACCAGCGAGTCGAATTTAGTTTCAGCAATATCGTCAGGTATTGATTGGATAGCTATACTATCTAGCATAACCCCCTGCAAGTGTGCTTGTAGCGCAAACAATTCGTCATCTGTTAGCTTTATCGCATCCAAAACGACCATCATTTGAAGATTATCGTAAATGTTATTAACAAAGTTCGTAAGCCCGCCAGGGCTTTGCTCTACGGCCTTTCTAAGCTGGGGGCTTGGTCGCATGCTGATAGGATTATTTTTCTTTTCCATGATCACTCCATTAAAAATGAGGCCATAGCCCCGTTAACCTAAATCCAGCTGTAATGCTTAAACAGTTGCGTCATCACCTAACAGTGGCTTTTTGACTGTATAGTAGTAATCATTAGTTCCATTTAACTCACCACTTTCACTGCCTTCAACCCACGCTTTACAGGCATTTAAAATCTGCTCCGCTTCTCCATCAGACAAATAAATCTCGCAAGCATTTTCAGCATAAGCCTGAACACTATCAACTGACGCCAAATTGCTTTCCAAATACTCACTGGCAGCGCTATCTAAAATACCTTCTGCAACTTCTAATAACTTGCTCATAATTTTTTCCTTTTTTGTTATGGCAAAATTGCCACTGCTTGTTCAGCAGTAAACTTTCAAAAGGGGCCGAAGCCCCTGCTCATTAATTAGCGATAGTCTACAAATTCAACATTTAGCAACTTGGCGTCTTCGTGCGTAAGAACGATACCGTCTGTGTTTTCCCATTCGGTACCCATGCCAGTGTTAACGTCATAAATATAACCAGCGTGAGGAGCAAATTCGTCGTCCATTATACGAGTTACCGCAGAACCATCTTCACAGTGTAGGATTACAACAGTTTCGTCGTTAATGATGCTTGCGAAGTATTCAGTGTTAAAAGTAGTCATTTTGATTCTCCATTTGCCGCTCCCCGTTTGGGTTTGGCTCTCTGGTTTGGGTTGAAGCCCCTTGCCTCAACCTCTGAATATAATTGTAGCTACATTTGTAGCTATTGCAAGTGTTTTTTTACAATAATTTAAATTTATTTTTTAGCAGCAAAGCTCGTCAGTGAGTCAACTACTGTTTTATGCCGCTTCATCCTCTCGCATAGTTGCTCTTACGTGGCTTATCGCCTCGCTATTCCACAAGTAAAGTTGCTCTAGCACTTGATTGTAAGCCTCAGATATTTTCACAGGAAGTTTGTTTCCCTTAATTCCTAACCGCTTGCAGAGTTGAACTTTGCTTGTTGGTTTAATCTCTTGTTCGCCAGTATTGCGGTTTAATCGCATGATGGGTGATTTTATTTCGATGATGGCGCAGTTAATCATGCGTAACAAGCAAGTGTTACTAACGTCTAGCTCAGCTTTTAGCATGACGTTCAACAAGCCAGCTTTTACGCGAGCTCTTGCGCTACTGTCATCGGCGTAGAGCAATCTAGCCAGGT